GGCGGCACTGGCGCCACGATCACGCTGACCAAGCGGGCGCCCTTCCTCGCCAACGACACCACGTTGAACGTGGCGCTTGCCAACGGCACACCGAGTCCTGGCATCACTGCCGTGACCACCTCCACCAACACCACGGCTGGAGTTGCCACCACCCCTAACGTATTTCTCTCCATCCAACGCCGCTAATCCTCGATGGCTCATCTCACGAAATCCGACGACATCAAAGGCGTGGAGTTCGCCGGCGTGGGCCGCATTGGCGGTGGGTACCTGGGAGTGGGAGGGCAGCGGTCCGGAGACGGTCTCTCCCTCGACCTCCAGTTTGCGGCTGACAAGACTCTGACTGCGAGGAAAGGCCCAACTCCTGTGTTCACTCGTGCGAGTAGTGCTACATTTGTTGGGAGCGATGGCCTAGTTCAAACTGCTGCGACCAACACCCCCCGCTTCGACCACACCTCTGCTGGCGTGTGCCGTGGCTTGCTGATCGAGGAGAGCAGGACGAATTTGTCGCTTCAGAGTGAAAACTTTGCTAGTACTTCATGGGTAAAGCAAGGCGGGTCAATCTCGTCTGTCGCGAATATCGAGCCAGATGGAAGTGCAAATAGTGAACTCTTCAGTGAAGACGGTGCAAATTCAACGCATAGAACTTTTCAAAGTTTTACTGGCGTAAGTGGGACATCGTACACCTTAAGCGTATTTCTGAAATTTGCGGGAAGGGATCAAATTTTCCTTGAGAATAGATCAATAGGAACTAACCCGTTTGTTGTTTTTAATATACAGAACGGAACAATTGGTTTTGTATCCTCCGGTTTAACAGCAGCCATTCAAGCATATCCGAACGGATGGTATCGGTGCAGCATTACTGGCACAGCGACACTGGCTGGAGGAAACTATCTTATCGGAGGATATTCTGGTGGAAGTCAATCCTACACTGGACTCAACGGCCCTGCCTTTTATCTCTATGGCGCACAAGTAGAAGCAGGCTCCTTCGCCACCTCCTACATCCCGACCGTGGCATCGTCCGTGGTGCGTAGCGCGGATGTGTGTAGTATTACGGGGGGGGGCTTTACGAGCTTCTACAACAGCACGGAAGGCACATTGTTAGCTCAGACTCAAAAAACATCCACAAACTCAAACTCATTTATTTATCATGCGTCTGACGTGTCATTCAATAATGCTATAGATAACAGGTATAATTCCGCTACTGCTGTACAGGCATTGATGAATGTATCGAATGTGAGCCAATTAACTGGGATGAACAGTGTAACAGTTACCGCTGGATCTTCGGTAAAACAGTCATTTGCGTACAAACTAAATGATTGTGCTTATTCAGTAAATGGAGCGTCTCCTATTCTTGATACATTAGCGTTGATTCCAACCGTTAGTCAAATGACCATCGGAAATGCTTTTGGCGGAAACTTCCATCTAAATGGAACCATCGCCGCCATCCGCTATTACCGCACACGCCTTCCCAACGCAAAGCTCGTCACATTAACCACATGATCGACTACCTCCTCAAATTCCCCGACCGCACCACCGCAGTCATGTTCGGATTGCAGAATGGCTTTGCGACCATCGACGAGGACGGCAACGAGCAAATCACCCTCGCGTCCCATGAGTACGCGCTGCACATCATCGGTGAGCATAATGGCTCGGACTGGTGGGTGCTGTTCCGCGATCTCGTCGGCATCCCGATCCCAGAGGGCGGGGAACAGTTTATTGTGTGGTCTTCCACATCCGGCGATCCACGACCCACCGACGAATCCGTTCCCAACATCTTCTGGGCCTAACCCACAACACGAATAGAAACCTATGAGCGCAGTCCCTCCAGCATTCAATCCGCAGACATCATTCTCCACGTTGGCCCAGCAGCCGATCTCCAGCACTGGCCTTCCTGGCTCAGAGCTCGACGGCGAGTTCGCTCGCGCCGCTGACAGCATCAACCAGATCCAGAGCCGGCTCTCCGAGGTCCAGCGCGACGATGGTAAGCTCCGCAATGAGGTGGTGAGATTCGAGTCACTCTCGGTAGATGTTAGAAATGTACTTGCTTCCTCATCCGGTACAAAACCGGTCGCGTGGTCGGTTGGTGCCCAGTTCGCCGTTGGTGACCTGGTATCAAACCCACCTGGCACCCCTGGCACCTACCTCTGCGCCACAGCCCACACATCATCGAGTCTATTCTCCAGCGACCTGTCAAACTGGGCTCTTATCGCAGCCCCACCGATTGCCGGCATCCTATACACAAACACATTTACCGGTGACAGCACCACCACGGTGTTCGCGCTCACGGAGGAACCAGCTTCAAAGGATAACACACAGGTTTTCATTGATGGGATTTACCAGCCCAAGAGCGGCTATTCAATCAGCGGGGAAACCCTCACCATCACTCCAGCTCCCGCGAGCGGATCAGATATTGAGATAATCATCGGGGCCCCATCGACAGCAAACATTGTGACGGTGACGGACGGAGCAATTAGCACGTCTAAGATCAACAACGACGCCGTAACCACGCCAAAAATAGCGAACCTAGCCGTCACTGACACTAAAATAGCCAATGGGGCAATTTCATCGGCCAAACTCGCAAACTCCGCGGTATCCACCGAGAAGATACCTAACGCCGCTATCACCACTGAAAAAATTGCTCAAGGCGCAGTCACAACGGACAAGATTGCCCCGTTGGCTATTGGTCCTGACAAGATCACCAATAACTCAATCAACGCCATAAAAATTGCAGACAACTCCATATCTTCGATGAAGATTATAGATTTATCTGTCACGGAGTCAAAAATAGCCGATGGGGCGATCACCCCATCAAAAATTCCGAATGGATCTATCGCTCAGGAGAAGTTGACCCGCCCACTGACATCCAGCGCTGCTATTACCGCGTCTGGGGACACTGTTTTGTTTAATAATATCCCATCTTGGGTCACTCAGATTACTGTGGCCATGGATGGCATTTCAACAACCGGGTCAATCGCAAGAATCAGATTGGGAACAGGAGGCTCGCTGGTAGCAACTGGATATTTCTCTAGGTGGTCATGGGTGGCAAGCGGGAATCGAACCGATGCTGACGAATCCGCCAACGGTTTCGCTGTGTATACTCAAAATACAACCACTCCAATTACAGGCGCTATTACACTTTCAAGAATTGGCACAGGAAACACTTGGGTGGCTAGTGGTTGCACCACGTCGGGCTATGATATCGCCGGAGTAGATGTAATGGCTTTTTGCGTAGGGTCTATTACTCTCACTGGTGCGCTAGATACCGTCGGTTTTGTTACAGCCACCGGACAAACATTTGATGCCGGAGTGGTAAGTATTATTTATCAGTGAAGTAGTTTGAACCTTACCGATAGTGAAAACTTTTCTCTCTGCGCCATAAACCATCACTCCAACCTAAGACACCATGAGCATTAAACGAGTCACCACCAGGGCCATCGACGATAGCCAAATCACCGCCGCGAAGCTCGCGGATGGGGCCATCACCACCGCGAAGATTGCATCAGGCGCCGTGGACGTCACCAAGCTCGCGGACAACGCGGTGACGGTGGGTAAAATCGCGGATGGGGCGGTGAGCCTGGGAAAACTCGCAGCAAATTCGGTGGATACCACAAAGATTGCTGATGACGCGGTGACGAACGGGAAGCTCGCAGTTGATGCTGTCACCGACATTAAAATTGCCGCCAGCGCCGTCACGAACGGGAAGCTCGCCACTGATGCTGTCACCGACATTAAAATTGCCGCCAGCGCCGTCACCACGGCGAAGATCGCTGATGCTAACATCACCGCAGCAAAACTCAGCGGAGCACAAACTGGCGCAGCCCCGATCTACGGCGCTCGCGCCTGGGTAAACTTCAACGGCACCGGCACGGTGGCGATCCGCGCATCAGGCAACGTCACATCCATCACCGATAACGGTGTTGGAGACTACACGGTAAACTTCACCACGGCAATGCCGGACACTAATTATGGCGTGTCACTTGCGGCATTGGGCGCATCAACAACAAGCGCGGCCAACCAGCTTGCTATTGCAGGCGCGCTTGCCACTGGCGCGACAACCAAAACAACTTCCGCCCTTCGCATTATCAGCGGCCAAACAGGAGCCAACGTCCTGACTGATAACGCCGATTGCAACGTAACTATCTTCCGATAACGCCATGAACCAACGCATCATCTATCAAAACACCGAAGGCGGAGTGTCCGTCATCATTCCAACGGGAGAAGTCCCGATTGAAGACGTGATTGCAAAAGACGTTCCAGCCGGAGTCGAGTACTCCGTGGTGGACGCGAGCGACCTTCCAGAAGACCGCTACTTCCGCGAAGCCTGGCGCGCTGCCGATGGCGGCGTGGAGATTGACATCGAGGCGGCCAAGGGGGTCCAGCGCGACAAGTGGCGTGAAGCCCGCGCGCCTAAGCTCGCATCGCTCGACGTTGATTACATCCGCGCCATGGAGCAGGAAAACACGGTTCAACTGTCCACGATCGCCACCAAGAAGCAGGAGCTTCGGGACGTGACCGCCACGCCACTCCCCGACGACGTTGCCGGCATCAAGGAAACTTGGCCCGAAATTCTTTAATGGCTCGCAAAAAACAAGAGCTCTCGCCGCTTGAGCAGGCCGAGCTTCAGCTCAAGGCAGCGAAGCGCCTCCTCACCGCGAGGAAAGCGCAGGATAGCCTGCTGGATTTTGTCAGGATGATGATGCCTGATCCGGAAGACCCTGACAACACCGACCGCTCGCGCTACGCCATTGCTCGCCACCACGAGGTGTTCGCAGCGGCGCTGGAGGCGGTGGAAAAGGGCGAGATCCCGCGGCTTATCATAACGGTGCCTCCGAGACACGGGAAAAGTCAACTCGCATCAAAGGCATTTCCTGCGTGGTTCATGGGGCGCGACCCGTACCGCCAGATGATTGTGGCATCCTACTCGTCCACCATGGCCGAAGACTTTGGCCGCGAGGTGAGGCAGTACATGCAGAGCCCGACCTACCAGCAAATTTTCCCCAACTGCCAACTCCGCAAGGGCGGGGCATCGTCCGACCGCATTCAGACCGAGCAGGGCGGCATTGGCGTGTTCGTCGGCGCCGGTGGAGCCCTCACGGGCCGCGGCGCGGATGTGCTTCTCGTCGACGACGCCGTGAAGGATAGAGAAGACGCCGACTCTGTGACCATGCGCAATAAGCTATGGAGTTGGTTCACTGATGTGGCTATGACCCGACTCATGGGTGGCATGGGGCGGGTGGTAATCATCATGACCCGCTGGCACGAGGACGATCTTGTTGGTCGCCTCACCGACCCGAACAACCAATACTACAACGCCGATGAAGCGAAGCAGTGGAAGATCATTCACTTCACCGCGCTTGCTGAGGACGGTGACATCATGGGGCGCGAAAAAGATGAACCGCTATGGCCGGAACGCATCACCAAGGAGTTTCTTGTCTCCCAACGCCGGCTCAACCCACGAGGTTTCGCGGCGCTCTACCAAGGCCGGCCAGCGCCCGAGGAGGGCGACTTCTTCAAGCGCGAATGGCTCGCCACCTACCAGCCCGCCGACCTCCCTCGCAACCTCCGCATCTACTGCGCATCCGACCACGCGGTGAGCACTGCCCAGGACCGCGACCCGACCGTGCTCATGGCCGCCGGCGTGGACGAGCAGGACAACATTTGGATACTGCCCGACGTGTGGTGGCGCAGAGAGGAGACCGACAACGTGGTGGACGCCATGCTCGAAATGATGGCACGCCACAAGCCGCTGATATGGTGGGCGGAGCGCGGCCATATCTCCAAGTCGATCGGCCCGTTCTTGCGCAAGCGAATGCAGGAGGAACAGATTTACTGCGCGATCGACGAGGTGGTTCCGGTGAAGGACAAGCAGACGCGGGCGCAGGCGATCCGTGGCCGCATGGCCATGGGTAAGGTGCGCTTCCCTGGCTTCGCCCCTTGGTGGGAGGCGGCCCGCCACCAGATGCTCACATTCCCATCCGGCAAGCACGATGACTTCGTGGACACCCTGGCCTACGTCGGCCTTGGGCTTGGGCGCATGACCACGGCCACCAGCCCCGTGCGCAAGAAGGCGGAGCCGGCCACCGGCACCTTGGCCTGGGTGAAGCACCGGTCCGACATCGAGGCCCGCTACAAAGCGCAAGCAAAAACTATTGCTGGTTTCTGATAAACAACATACACTAGCCACCAGACAGCCATGACCGAAGAATTTCAAGCACCAGAAGACAGCATTGAACCAACGACCACCGAGATGGCGGTCAAGAGCGGCATGCTGCGCGAGAAGCCGGAGATTGACGCGAGTCGATCGGCGCTGGTCAAAAAATGGCAAGGCAAGATCCAGGAAGCGAAGGCCCACTGGAAAGACGACTTCAATCGCATGAAGGAAGATCAGGGCTTCGTCACCGGCGCCCAGTGGGAAGGTGTGGAGGACGATGACAAGTACACCGCCAACATCATCCAGCGGCACATCAACCAGCGCGTGGCCGCGCTCTACGCCAAGAACCCAAAGGTGATTGTTCGCCGTCGCAAGACCATGGACTTCAAGGTATGGGACGGATCGGTCGATCAGCTCACCGGTATCCAGCAGGCCATGGAAATGGCAATGCAAGCCGGCGCGCCAATGCCCCCGCAAACCCTCTCGCTCATCGAGGACGTGTCTCAGGGCGTGAGCCGCAAGCAGATGCTCCAGAAGGTGAGCGACACGCTCAGCATTCTCTACGATTACACCCTCAACCAGCAGGTTCCGCCATTCAAAACCCAGATGAAGGCGCTTGTGCGCCGTGTCTGTACCACTGGCGTGGGCTTTGTGAAGATCGGCTTCCAGCGCATCCTGGAGCGCACTCCGGAGGACGTGGAGCGCATCAATGGCCTCACCGAGCAGATCAGCATGATCGAGCGCCTCACTGCCGACAAGGTGGACGACAAGCTGGAAGACGGCAACCCAGAGCTGGAGCAGCTCCGCCTTCAGCTCCAGGACTATCAGAGCCGCGAACAGCAGCTCGTGCGCGAAGGACTGGTGTTTGACTTCCCGTCGTCCACCTCAATAATCATCGATCCGGCCTGCCGCCACCTGCGCACGTTCATCGGCGCCCGATGGATTGCCGAGGAGTACGTTCTCACCGTCGATGACATCAAGGAGATCTACGGCGTTGACCTGTCCTCATCAGGATCCGCCACGTCCTACGATACCAGCACGAAGAATGGCATCCCTGGGCTCAGGGAGAAGCTGGAATCCGTCACCAATGGCGGCAGCAAGAGGGACCGCAAGGTCGATGGGGTAAAGGTTTGGGTGGTGTGGGATAAGTCCGCTGGTCAATACTGCGTGATTGCAGAAGGCTACGAAGACTTCATCGTCGAGCCCCAGCAGCCGACCATCCAGCTTGAGCGGTTTTGGCCGATCTTCCCGCTCATCTTCAACGAAGCTGAGAACGAGAACAGCATCTACCCGCGCAGCGACGTTCACCTCCTGAAGCCAATCCAGAAGGAATACAACCGGTCGCGCGAGGGTCTGCGCCAGCACCGCATTGCCAACCGCCCAGCCACCGCGGTGGCCGCCGGCCAGCTCGACGAAGAGGATGTGGAGAAGCTGAAGAACCGCCCCGCCAATGCGGTCATCACGCTCAACGCGCTGCCACCCAACGGCAATGTCAATAACCTGCTTCAGCCGATCCAGCACGCTCCGATCGACGCCGCCCTCTACGACACATCCGCGCTTTTCGAGGATCTGCTTCGGGTAGTTGGCCAGTCCGATTCCAGCATCGGCAGCGCAACCAGCGGAGTGACAGCCACCGGTGACTCGATTGCAGAGCAGAACCGCACCGTGGCGCTTGCCTCCAACGTCGATGACCTCGACGACATGATGATCGAGCTGAGTCGATCGGCTGGGCAAATCCTGCTCATGGAGATGTCCACCGAAACGGTGATGAAGATTGTCGGCCCTGGCGCCGTGTGGCCATCTCTATCCAACCAGGAGATCGCTGACGAGCTTCTAC